GTGCGTAGGTGATCGGCCTACCGGCATGAGTCATATGATCCCTGTACATCGGATCATCCCACTTGCCAACCAGCGCCTTAAACAGCGCGCGGTAGCCTGTGAGTAGTGACTTAGGAGCACGTGAATAGGGAGCATAACCCTTGAAAACAGGGCAATGCAACCTAACACTGTATCCACTCGGTTTAGGGTCGTAAGACCATCTACCAAGGAGATCCGAGCCTCTGGGCACATCCGGATAGAGCGGCAGAATTGCTTCCACCACCCCATGGAGGTACTCAGATGCTCTCTCGTAACCGCCATCCGCCAGCTGGTTAGCTGTCGAAGAAGCGGAAACAAGCTCCTGAACATCCCGCCTACTGAGAGGAAGGTCGCGACGTACGCGGACCGGAGTTACCTCCGTGCCGTCGTAGTAGTCGCCCCCACAGGATTCCCTGAACTTCCCTAAAGAGAAGGACTTGGACCTGTTTACCTTGAGCCCATAGGACTCGAGGTATTCCTCGACGTAGGAGACACAATCCACGGGAACGATAATGTCGTCCCCATAGACGCGTACCTCTCCTGCTGAGAACATACGTAGTACATCCTTAGCAGAATGTCCGCCGGCCTGACGCAACGCGGTGAAGATAATGGCTGAAAACGCCATCACCTCCATCGGGAAGCACAGGGCAGACCCCATTGAAGCAAACTTCCGTAGGTTAATAATACGACCTGATGGGAGCTCGCTGCGAGTTGACCGACTGGACATCACGGCCTCATGGGCCGTGGGCCAGGGTGCAAGCGCGCCTGAAATTAGGCAAGCAAGCACACGATCACTCGCCTCAGAAAGATCCAGTGTCGCGTAAGCTCCAGTAACCGAGCCCTCTCGTGCTTTCGCACGATTGAGGCTTTGGTCGCTGAAGCCCTGGGACGCCCCTATTACGGAGCGCTCCAGTAACGGCACTAGTGTCGTCATGATAGCCTGCTGCACGTACTGCATGTGCGTAGGCTCCATGGCGATCACACGAGGAGTCTTCTGAGTCTTCGGAACAAAAACGACCTTCACAGGTGGTTCATGTTCCGGTGGGAGGAGGGAGAAACTATAGTCCTTGATGACCTGCCACGTATGCGTGCAATAATGCGCGTACGGAAACAGGCCCTCTAAGCGGGAAGTCCATTTTGGAAACTCCCACTTACGGTTCCCCAGGAGCTTATCCTGGGTAGAACCGGGACCGTGCTTGGCCTTAACATCCATTCGTTCCACGGCCTTTGTAAGGTCGTTAAGAACGTCTGAGTAAAGCCAAGCGAAGCTGCGAGAGAACGCGTGACGTTGTTCGTCACTGAGCGCGCCCTCCACAGCTTGTAGATCTGCCTCACAGCTTACGTAAGCAGCCTCAGCTGCGTCCCGCCGCGCTTTCGTCGTCTCTCGCTCAATCTTTTTAAAGAAGAGCGTGAGTTGTCTGATTGCGCGGATGGCCGCTACGCTGGGGTGCTCGCGGAGCATACCGGTACTACGATCGAACACCTGGTCAAGGAAACCCATGAGAAATACTGGGAGACCTGCCCTCTTCTTGAAACTAAGGAAGAGGGACGGACCAATCTTTCCATGCTCCAGACCGCTTTCGAAGTCTGAGGCATAGATTGGAAGGGTAATCGTCAGAAACGAGTCCCCTTCGTGTTCGACCCGAGCGCGCATCGTTTGGATGTCGCGCTCACAGCTCGTGTCACACTGTTCGGCGCAATCAAGCGCCAAGGCAGACCAGAGATCCGTCAGGCTTTTCATCGTCCTACTTTCGGGTAGAATGGAATGAAGCTAGGCGAGTCCTCTAGTCCTCCGATGTCCCTAATATGCCCGCCAGCGATCGATCTCCTGGAAAAGATATCCCAGAATGAGACCAAGCGCTGAAACGAAGCATAGGACAATGGCCCAGGCGATAATGCCCGGGCCCCTCACTCAGCTTTCCTTACCAACGAACTTTGTTACGTTGGCTGCGGAAAGGTACGCAACCAGACCCTTGGTGAGGTCCTCGAGCTCTGTGCTCGTGAAACCCCCACCTTGGGCTGGAGCGTCCAAGACCAGGTAAACCCCTGCCGTGAACGGAAGGTTCTTAGTCGGATCGAGTGGATTTGCGCCGATTTTGCGCGTGTCCAGACGAACGACGGAACGTTCCCGCTTGGCAGAGGTGTGCTTCACCGACAGCGTATAGGCGCCATCTGACGCCCTAAACTGACCGGTGAAGTCACCCGAGCTTACGCGCGGGAGAGACTTGGCTGCACCAGAAATGGTGACTGACTGAGGATCGGAGAACATGGATACTCTTTCTGTCTATGAACACCCGTGTAAACTGGATGTCCTTGGTAAACTCTTGCCCAAGGATTGTGGTGGGCGGCCCCAATGCCAGCTTTTGGCCAGCGGGGACTTCTAGAAGCGCAATCGGCTCACGCCGAGCGCTCCTAGGATGGACAACTGGAAGGGTGAAAAATCCTTCCAAGTAAGTCCAAAACCGAAAGGACTAGCAGCGATCCTATACTTGCGTTCCCTTGTGAGGACGCCAGTTGTGGAAAACGGAGTACCATAAATGGTACCCGACTGGTGAGTGATCTCCTTCTCATAGAAGTGAGCCATCACGTAGCCACGCTGCATGTACAACCCGTCGCGTCCTAGGTAGGACAGACTGGTAATCACGTGATTAAAATTCACGAACCAGTCAACGAGCCAGCTCCAGGAAGTGAGATTCCACAAGTCAATGGCTGAGGGCACTGCCCCCATCCCCCCCAGGTGCTCATCAAGATCACTTAACAACTGATCAAGACGAGACGCCTGAAGGTAGACAAATGAAATGCTCGACCAGATTCTGAAACCAGATATGAGTTCCAGCGTTCCGGAATTTCCTGCTAGGCCTTGGACGGTATTCATCTCCGAACCGGTCAATGACCGCTTCGTTGATGTAAGTCCCTTATCCAAGACCTTGCGCACACGGTGCTCTTCGTTAAGCGTATGCTTAACAGCCGAGCGTAGTGCCGGATCAGACAGCTGCTCAATGAGCTTCTGAAGATCCGAGATAAGCGGCATGATCCCGAACTGAACGTTCAGGTATTCACCGCCTACACTGCGCAGCTTTCTCTCTCTCCGCAGAGTCGCAAGTGGGATCTTAGGAAGACCCGCTCGCAACTCCCCTATAAAACGGAAGAGGGAAAACTCTGGGATGTCGGGAATCGATTTCGCGATCGCTGTGGACCCAAGGGTCCGCAGGTCAGCACGATCGATTCCTAGATCTGACGATATGGAGGGATAACCTCCACGGGCTAGGGAGCCCATTGCCAACTTGTAGTTATTCGACGGGAAGTATACACCCTGGTACCCCTGATAAATCGGGGGATTATTATTCCAGAGATACTTCGCGTCGACTACTGTCGGCATCGTCAGACTGGCCCGTTCTAAAGCGAACGGACCGCCAACATCCAGGTTCCTATTCGCGCGCCCGCGTTCGCGGGCACGACGATAACGATGGAACCCGGGGTTGGTCTTATCGACACATCGACTCAGTGAGCCCGAAGAATATTTCGTCTCCGTGGCAGGGTTAGGACGGGTCTGAAACCAACCTTGACCGATCTCGGTCCCAGTTACCTGGGCATCGATCCGGTCTCGGTAGATCTCTATCCGACCTTCCTTAAAATCACTTACAGTCTTTCCCATAGTTGAGCTTCTTTCGGTGAGGTGTGACACATAGAGCTTGTGGCCCGTGAGGGCC